TTAGATCTTTTCATATTAACCTCTTGCGTAATGATGAGAGTAGATTGAATTTTTTGGTTCCTCCTCACTCACTATATTAATAGAAGACGGAGTTTGCTGAGTGTTTATAGGAATTGGAATTGGAATAAATTGTGCCATGGCAGTTTGTGTTCCTTCATAAGAGGCAAAGTTTCTTAACACCTCAAGTGATTCAAATCCTTTTGCACTATTTAAGTCTTCAAAGAATCCGGGTGCATTTTGTCTGACAGCCATAGTGGTATCTCGATCAAAAACTTGTTCGTTATAATGAACAACACCAGCAAGTTTTCTTGGATCACCTTTACCAGTAAATCCACCAGTTCCAAAAGTAAGTAATCCTTCTTTTACTGTTGATTTGACAGATGACTTACCAACATCTGATGTTTTAACCCCTGTGTCTTTTCCACTCACCATATCATACACAATACCACCTAGTATATCACCTCCAATTCCACCGATAATTGAACCGATAATTGGGCCACCAAAAGGAACGAGTGCTGGAATACTACCAATCAAAGCACCAACAAATCCACCTAGTATTCCACCGATAGCTTTGTATCCTGCTCTCTCTGGTATTTCACCAAACAAATATATGTCGAGCAATAATCCAATCAAATCACCAAGAAACGGAACAAGTCCTATGGTTTCACCCACTGCTTTTCTAAACATTCCCTTTGCACCTTGTGTAAAACCCCTCAATGGGCCACTTGTAATTACACTAGCAATCTTATCAGTTTGCTTAGTTGCAAAGTCAACCATAGTTTGATCAACACCTTTAAGGAAATCAACTCCCCCTGACAAAGCACTTCTTGCTCTTTCAAACATAGAGGGTTGAATTAAATCATATTCAAATCCGGGTGGAAAGAATTGAACTGGCCTTGCACCAAACCCCTTTGATAGATTCTCATATAATTGTTTAGTTGCTTTATTACCTATCTCTTGAAATGTCTTTTTTAATCCTGCTTTTGATTCAGGAATAGCATCAACAAATTCATCTACGAATTTTCTTAGGTTTTTTTGTTTAAACAAAAATTCTTCAAGCGGGTATCTGAGATCTTTAGAAAGTGTTTTACCCTTAAATTCTAATTTAAATAATTCATCAAGATCAGTTGAATATTTTGAAAGTTCCAGCAATGCTTTTTCATATACACTTACACTTTCTCTCACTGCTTTATTGTACGCTGTGGTTGATAAATTACCTACATCAACTTCTGTTGCTAATCTCAACAAGTCTTTCTCAAAAGAACTTGTCGCTATTCTATAAATTTCTGCAGGAGATTGTAATTTATTTAATTTAAAAAAGTTAAAAGCTTCCTCCGTGCTAACAGTTTTTTCAAGTCTAAAGATATCTTCTAATAATTCTCTATTAACTTTTGGAGTTGTTCTTACTTTTGGTTTAGATTTGACAGTGATAGGTGTTTTTCTTAACGGTATAGTAAAAGGCTTTACCGGATATTTTTTTGGATCAAATGTTGTTTCTTTTAATAGTTTATCCGCTTTTACCTTAAAAGAATCTGAATCCATAATACTTTTTATAGTGGATTTTCCTTTTGATCCTACCTTTGACTTTTTAAACAATTCCATTACACTTTCTACGTCTCCACCCACACTTGAAAGTGTTTGCATCGCACCCGCAAAAAGTAATGCATTAACGAATGTGTTTAAAGCAAATTCAAATCTACCAAATTTAGATGTTATTGTTGCTGCATCTAAACCTTTTAAGGTAGACCCTTTAAAATTAAAAGCATCTGATATTTTATCAACTGCTTGCACTCCAACCTTAAAAAAAGTTGATAGAGCACCGAATACAGCAGTAGCCATTTTTTTTACAGGTTCTACAATTCCCCTTAAGAATTTAAGTAATCTTAATAATTGTGGTAGAAATATACCAGACAATCCGAGAATAGATTTAATAATCCCACTTATAAAATTACTTCCTTGTTTTTCAGGGGAGTCACTTTGAACATTAGTTGGTTGTAAACTTTCTAAATCCTCTTCCCTTTGTCTCCTTATTCGGTTTTGTTCTTGCTGTCTAAATATCCCCTGTCTTACCTTGACAAGAACAAGTCTCTCCTTTAATAAACTATCAATTTTTATTAGATTCCTCTTGATTGTAACAACATTTCTGCCTGTTGCCATGCGATCTCGACTAAGCAATTTATTATTATCAATCATCTACCTATACCATAAGTCGCTAATACATCTTCATCAGCTGATAGTAAATTTACAGAAAAATGATCATTAATAAATGTCTCTGAGTTATTCTGAGATAATTGTTGAAAGGTTTCACTTAAATTAGGTGGAGGTGGAGTGCTGTTGCTCCTCATAACTGGAGTGCCCGGTATGTTTCTTTGTTGAGCACCTGTCAATGTTCCATCAGCGAGTGGTTGTGGGAAAGCAAGATCCATTAGTAAATCAATAAGAGGTAGTCTCTTAAGCAATCCCTTCCCAAGTCCAAGCATACTTCGAGTTGATTGTTGCATTGTTTTTACGCCGAAAGTTCTTGCATATGCACTCCTACTCATTTTAATTTGATCTTGTCCCAATAAAGATTTGCTTCCAAACTTCTGAATATATCTATTTGGTAAACTTCCCATATCAAGTGATCCTGCTTGATTTGTAACACCACCAGTTCCGGGTAGTCCCTTTAAAAGAGGATTTGTGTATGTTCTTGCGGTTGATATATTTCTTGTTGCAAAACCTGGCCCTCTTCCAAATATTTTTGGCCCTTGATATGGTCTTCCACTAAACACAGGAGTTCTTATTCTTCCTTCAGCACCCGAACTAACTTTAGTTTGCCCAAATGGATTTAAAGATCCTCGATTTAATCTTCGATTTAAAAATCCCTTTATACCGCTATTTGGAATTATGGTTCCAGCTTTTGATGGAACAAATAACTCAGTTGTTTTGTTTATTGATCCGTCTGGATTATCTCCAACAAAGACTGGTTCATTCTCATCTACCTCTCCACCTTTGTTTAATCTTCTTATATTTTTTAAAAAACCAGTCAGATCCATCTGTTTAGGAATTTTAGTGCCTAAAGGATCGTAAATACCTTTTGTTGATGGTGCTGCTTGAAAAAATCTTTTTGGTAAAAGCTTTTTTAAGTTACCTAAAAAACCAAGACCACCGCCACCACCACCTAATACTGATCCAAGTAATAATCTTCCAGTCAAACCTACCAAGGTTGACATTAAACCTGTCGCTGCTATACCAAAAGCAACTATTCCTGCAGTTATAAATCCAAACTTTGTTGCAAAAAAGTCTCCTATCTTTTCGACGATAGCACGATTTTTAGGATTTGCTAAAAAATTTAAAAGTTTTATTAAAGGTCTGCCTAAAAATATTGTTAATATAAATCCTAAAATTCTTGTTAGAAATCCAAGTAAGGGTGCTGCAATTTTTTTAGCAGTGCCTTTTAAGATACTTTTTACACTACCACCAACGCCCTCTAATCTTTTCTCTCTATTTCTTCTCTTGTCATTTTCATATCTTCTTTGTAAATCTAAAAACTGTTCGTATTCAAATTTTTCTTGTCTCTTTAAAGTTTCTAATATTGATCCTGTTAATTTTTTTATCTCTTCTATATTTGCACTTTCTGGTTTATTCAAAAATTTGGAAGCGGAAATTCTCCTCGTGTTTTCACGAACTGGTCTACGAAATCTCCTCATTTGATTGAGAAAGTTTTCATATACTGGAGAGGTTTCATCCATTACTTACTTGGCGTTGTTGTTCTTTGAGTCTTTCCTCTTCGAGGTGTGCTTGTAATAATCCAACATAAACGTCTCGTTCCCAAGGCATCATGTTTTCAATCTCTGTCAAACTATATTTATGGTATTGCATCAAAGAAAAATTTAATCTAAAGTAGTTCTCTAGATCCATATGCACCATAGCTAACCGAAAAAAGACGCTAAACCCTCAAGCACAATATCACTCTCAACTTTTGTATTAGGGTTTGTTATTTTGACAGTGTGAGATAATTTAGGCATTGATTCAAAAAAGTTTTCAATTTCTTTAAATTGACTTGAGTTCATTGAATCTAAAAATTCAGTAATCTCTTTCTTGGTACAATCAGCAGCTGCCCAAACTTCATCTTCATTATAAATTTTATCAATACATGACCCAACTAAATCAAAAGATTGTTCCATGGGATTTTTTGATAAATCATTTGGATCAAAATTATTTTTAATAAACTCATTGAGAGATGGATACTTAAGTTCCATCATGAGATTATCATCAAGTTTTACTTGCTTAGAGTGACCTTCTGGTTTTTTAACTTTTATATCATCAAGATTAATATTCACAGATACTTGAGTTTTTTCATCGTCAGGGCATGTGATGTTGACAGCAATGTCTTCACCTACAGATTTTCCACGAATATTTAAAAAGAGATATTCAATGTCAAACGTAGGCAGTGTTTCAACTTTTATACCTTTGGTTAGAACACATGCACGAATCACTGCTTTGATAGCATTTGTGATTTGTTTAATGTCTTCACTTTCTAATGCGATAACAAGAAGTTTTTCTTCTTTTACTAAGAAAGGACGGTATTGTATTGTCTTACCTGTTGAGGGTAATTCAAGTTCATAACTTGGTGTTGCAATTTTTGGTAATGGCATAATATGACAATTCAGTATATTATATAGCAGGTTAATCGAAGAGTGCGTTTACAAATCTTGGAATAACTCCTTGTGGTCTATCCTCAATAAAATATCTGGTGTAGGCCATTCCTACAGTGCATTTAAGTAAACCAGATGTATCATAAGAAACTGCCATTGAGTTGACACCAAGTGGAAAACAATTTACAAATTTATAAGTCATGATTTTTGTTTTTCTTCTCTCATCAAGATTTTTTTCAAACTTCGTTATTTCTAAGTTACCTCGATATTCTTTTGGAAACTTAACTCTATAATTAAAATTTTCATTTGATACTTTATTGTCACCTAAATTAGTTGTATTTGAAATATAATTCATCCATGATTCAAAAAATCTTATTGGTAAGTATTGATCAGCATCACAATAAAAAGTTAAATTGATTTGATCATCATAACCTCTACGATATACATGTCTCTCTCGAACACCAGTATAATTATTGTTTAATTCTGCAGTTAGAAATCTTGATCCGGGGAGTGATGCCTCAGAGCACAAAATGTTCAGTCTTCCTTGATCTAAATTTAATCCCAATTCTTGTTGATACTCTTTAAATCCATTTTGTGAAAAAGAAATACTCACCTGAAAATGAGAAGTTGTTGCAGGGTTTAACAACTGCGCTTTCACTTGAGATATAGATTTACGTTGCGGTTGGATGATAGCCATATATAAATATAGATTGACCTTGTATATTATGTAGGAAAGTTATGGGCGAGAGCATAAAAAGTAGGTACACTCCAATATATCCAAGTAAGTATCAGGGAAATGCGAAGTATATTATATGCCGTAGTAGCTGGGAGAGAAAGTTTTGTCAATGGTGTGATATGAATAATAGTATTATATCATGGGCATCAGAGGAGTTTAGTATACCCTATGTTTCTCCAAAAGATAATCGTGTTCACAAATATTATCCAGATTATTTAATAAAGGTAAAAGAAAAGAATGACAAAATAAAAACTTACGTGGTTGAAGTCAAACCGTATAAACAAACAAGACCACCAAAAACACCAAAGAGAAAAACAAAATCATATCTAACTGAGTGTGTTACCTATGCAGTTAATCAGGCAAAGTGGAAAGCTGCAAAGGAATTTTGTGAAGATCATCGTATTGAATTTAAAGTTGTCACAGAGAAAGAACTCGGAATCCGATGAGTAGACTCGAAGGTAATGACATAAACAATCCAACAAATGATCAGGAGGATATGATGTTAGAGATCATGTCTCTCCTTAATGATACTGTCACACCAGTTCCTGATGTTGGAAACTTTTATACCTTCGTATATAATCCAAAGACTCCTAATATAACGTACGATCAACATCCATTGATAGCTTGCACTGACATATTTGGTTGGGGTTTTCGTGGTCTTAATTTTCACTGGAGAAAATATCGTAACTACACATGGGCAGAACTCGCAGGACAGTTATACATCGTACAACCAGATGAACTTGATGATCTTCTTGCAATTCCTTATGCTAAGTTCCTAAATAACTAAAAAGGTCGATAAAAATATGTCAGATCAAACCTACTTATCAAAACCCCAACAAATACAATATGTTTTTAGTGATGAAAAAAATAAAACAAGTTCATTAATTACACTGCCTGTCACAATACATAACAAATATACTTTTGATGATTCTGGTGTAAAACTTATAGAAGTATTTGCAGCTAATAAGGATGAATCTGAAATACCAGTTGGAACAACTTTCCAGAAAGTTGGAATTATGCGAAATGGTTACTTCATTCATAGTGATGACGCAAAAAATGTTACTTTTACAAATAAGGACGGAGTTACTAAAAATTTTACACAATTAAACAAAAATGAGACTGCAGCAGTGATGTTGACAAGTAAAAATATTAGCTCACAGGGAGAGACATTAAATAATCTTGGTTTACTTAATGATAATGAAAAAAGAAATGAATTTTTTGATCAAAATGGAATGAAAAACAAGAAAGAACGTGTTGGTGAAGGTCTTGATGATTTTAAGTCGGAAAGTGCTAAAGAAAATGCTCTATTGCTACAAAAAAGTAAAATAGCTAGGAAAGAATATGGTAACTATTGTTATCCATTAGAAATGAAAAATACAAATCAAGACAGATTAAAAATAACTGTTCTTGAATTTGCCCCTCAAGATTTAGAAGCAAGAGAAGAAAATACATTCTCAACTGAACAGAGAGTGAAAATTGAGGATGAAGAACGAATCAAAGGATCAGCGATTCTTCCAATACCGAATGGTGTGACAGATCAAAATGCAGTTAAGTTTGGTAACGGCACATTAAATCCTTTACAGGTTGCAGGTGCTCAATTAGCACTCAATACATTACTAACTGGTATCGGACGGGGTGGTGAAATATTGAGTGAACAAGCTAAAGCAGTTCTTGGAGATCAATCCACAAGTGCTGCCGTAGCAACTTTACTCACGTCCTTAAGTGTTGGCACAGATCCAAATAGATTATTGGCAAGAACACAGGGTGCAGTATTTAATAATAACTTATCTCTCCTTTTTGATGGCCCGACTTTAAGACCATTTAATTTTAACTTTAATGTAAGTCCAAGAGATCAAAAAGAATCTATCGAAGTTTTAAAAATAATACGAATGTTTAAACAATCAAGTGCTGTTCAAAGAACTGATAATGGATTATATCTTGGCACACCTAATATTTTTAGATTAGAGTTTCTCTCTGGTGGACAACCACATAAGTTTTTACCGAGAATAAAAGAATGTGCTCTTCTTACTTTTTCAACAAATTATATGCCAAATAATACATACATGACATATGAGAATAGTTCAATGGTGGCATATAATTTACAGTTTTCATTTCAAGAACTTGATCCAATCTTTAATGATGATTATGACGAGATTGATCTTGATGGTGGTGAATTTAAAGATGGTGATGTTTTTGCAGGTTTCAATCGAGGAGAACCTGATATAGATACACTCACGATTGACAGTTTTTCTAATGATACAGCAGACTCAGGAGGTATAGGTTTCTAATGTCTAATCCTTATTTTCGTAACCTATCAGAATTTGATTATGTAAATCGCACAGAAGGTGGTAAAAATAGTGGTGATTACACAAGAGTTAAAAACTTATTTAAAAAAGGTGTGCTTAGAGAGGACATATTTCAAAATCTGTCATTCTTTACAAAATACATCATAATGGGTGATGATCGTCCTGATAACGTAGCAAATGAAGTTTATGGTGACTCAACTCTTGACTGGGTTGTTTTGCTCGCTAATAACATAACAAATATACAAAGTGAGTGGCCAATGTCTCAAGCAGATTTTAATACTTTTATCACGGAAAAATATGATAATGAAACAGTCATTTACTCAGGTATTCATCATTATGAAGCTGACGAGATTAAAACAAGTGGTGGTGTGGTTATAATTCCCTCTGGTATAAGAGTTGGTGTTGGTCAAAGTGTGAGTTTCTATGATGACTTATTGGGGCAACAAGTAACTAAGACAAACATTGCATCACCCATAACAAATTATATTTACGAAGACAGATTAAATAATGCAAAAAGAAATATTTTTATATTAAAACCTCAATATCTTCAAATTGTATTTGATGATATTGAAAATATCATGCAATATAAAGAGGGTTCCACTCAGTATGTGAGTGAAACCCTTGCTCGTGGAGATAATATTCGTTTATACGATTAACTATCTGCTAATTTTTGAAAGTAGGATAGTGCATCATCTTCATCAGAATCAACAGTTGTAGTTGCTGCAGGAGTCGCTACTGCTTGAGTAACTACTTTTTCTGCAACATCAAGACCTTCACTTTCACTCTCTAACTCT